GGTGCCCACGGTCTTCTAATCCCCTCGCGGACAAACGAGGGGGGGAGTCCCGGAATAACCAAAAGGTTACCTTCAAAATCCCATTTAATTAAAGCCGCTAATTATGCAAACTCAACGCCTGGCAGGTTTGTACTTCTCTGGGTCCCACAAACTCAGAGGAAGCACATTCTTAGCTGTGACTGTGCATAAAGGATCAGGAAACTCGCAAGATAATAACTGCAACTCATAATAATCTGTCCAATCTGGAACAACAATCTTAACCAACTTGCGCATCTTCTCATCCAAAACATCAGCTCCCTCAACCAGGCGTTTCAACTCACGAACGATTGAATTCGTTTCATGCACACCAAGCGCAACAGCTTGGTCTTCTCCCAGCCCTGTATCGCCAGAAATTCTAGAATGCGCCAAGCCCAATTGGGCAAAATAATTGCAGAGAGGGCCACAATCCTTAAAGTTCTCTGCACGCGCATACATAGCTGATAAACCGACCTCATTAACCTTGGATGGACTTTTCTTCACCAATGTTGAACAAGTCCACGAAGATGAGGCAATATTGCGGGGAATCTCAGGACAAAATGATCCAACCGGCCCATGCTCATCACACAAGAAATCAAAGCCGGTAAAAGTCATCTTATTTTCCACATAAACCAATTTCATCCTGAAACCCATTGAAGTCCAGCTCTCTTCAATCTTCTCACCATTCACCTTTTCGGTGGTGCTCAAAACAGAATCATCACCCTCAAAGGCAAACTTAAGCTCATACCAAGCTCCATCAACAACTGATTTATACCAAACAGGCTTGCTCGGATCATAAACAAATCGCCTTATAACGGCATCAGGATCTTCAGCCAAAACACAGATCCAACAAATCAGGTTGATGAGATAATTGAAACAGCTGGTCCCACGATGCCCAGATTGACGGATTGAATCAATCACAACTCGAATGGGAGAAACCAATTGCCTTCCCTCAACTTTGGCTTTCCCTTTGAGCTTTGATTTCTGCATATCCTTCAAAACGGCATCCATCCAAGTTCGCGGCACTTCAGGATCTTCTCCTAAAACATCAATAATGTGCTTGATGATCCTGTTCTCTGTCATACTGCGAATCCTGGAATTGCAACATGCATCCCAAGCAGATCCATCGCCTTCAATAACGGTGCACCTGCCTTTCTGACGCAAATGCTTGGCAACTCGGCTCATAGCTTCATGCTTCGAACAATGCTTGATGCTCGCTGTTTCAAATGTTTCGAAAAGCAATTCTTCGAAACACTTAACGGGAAGTTGCATCATCACTTGAGCCTTATCACCACATTGGATAATGGGTCGAGGTGCTTTATCCTTAGCAGGCAATGCTTCATTAAGCTTAATTTGAAATTCCTGCTCAATCTTGGAATGAGTATCAGATAAGCACTCCTCAACACCATGTCTCCAGCGCCTTGAATCCCACTTCTTCGATTTAAACTCATCAAATTCAGGGTGTTCTTCTCGCCATTTCTTAATTCTTTCAGCAGTGAACACATGCTTCATCATGCTATCCACAGCCTTATTGATCCTTCTCGTAAGATGTTTATCTGCCCTGAACTCCAATGGTTGAACTCTTTTGGCCAATCCACACTGCAAATTGCCTTCCGTGGATGCCATAACTTCAGTGGGAATCAAATCTGGGCCAATCTGACGTGCAAGAGTAGGGTCACTTTCCTCAGCATTCTGAGTTTTAACACGGGTTTCCGTGCCATATTCATCACCTTTCAATCTCGTGCCCTTCATCTCTCCATTAATCACATCAGGATTGCCTGCATGAGTGTCGGTTGTTTCTGGCGGTTCGGCGCCAACGACGGGTCGGCCTTCAGACCACGAGCGGGAAACTCCATCCTCATCCTCCCAAAATCCCATCATAGCTGCAGGAGCCCAAACGCATAAGGACTGCTTCAGCTTCTCACTGCATTCACTCAGCGAGAGATGGTGGATGAAAGTTCCATGCGCCCGAAACTCTGATCCCTTCGTGGCAACTGAAGCTGCATGAACTGCTCGTTGCACTGTTCCAACAGTATTAACCGGAATGGGAATTTTAACAACATGATCAGTTGGATTAGGTCGAAAGTATTGATAACAAAAAGTAATCCAACCAAAAGCAATTAAGCGATAACAACCAAGATAAGAAAGGAGTATAGTGAAACCAATAAGCAAAAAAGCAATATCATAATAATTCCTCTTAACATAGTTGTTCTTACACTTATTGCAATGACCATGAACAGGCAACTCATAAATCCAATGCGCTTCATCCGAATCCACTTGCGAACGCTGCAGAAACCTCAATTCCTCAGCATTACAACAAGCACAGGGTTTGGGAATTACCGAACGGAATCGCGTGTATTCCATCCGAGGCTTATAGTAGCACTCCCTAAGGAGCCGACGCCAGCCACGCGCCGCAATTTTGATCAGTCTAAGAATGGGACTCCCTAGAACTTGAG